CGAACCGCGTGGCAACGACCGCCAAACCTACGAGGGAGAGTGAAGCCCATGAGTCAAAACCCTCTGTTGGAAGTCGAGCTGTATGCCTTTAACAGCGCCAGCGGCCAGTTCCTGCTGACGCCTCATGAGTTCGACGTCGACCTCGACGGCAATCTGTACACAAGCCTTTCCATCGAACGCAACGAACTGGCACTGGGTGCCGAGGCAGCCAAATCAGCGCTGGATCTCAAGCTGCCACCCGACGGCGATCTCGTGCGCCATCTGTTGGCCACGTCGCTCACCGGGGAGACCACCGCGATCACGCTGCGCATCGCACGGCGCGACACCTGGGGCGACTACTGGTGGTTGTCGGGAACGCGCTGGATGGGCCGGGTGCTGGGCGTCGAGATTGCTGACGACGTTGCTCGCGTTCGTTGCGAAAGCGCGCAGATCAGTTTGAAGCGCATCGGCCTGCGTCGCCTCTACAGCCGCAAGTGCTCGCACGTCCTGTATTCGAGCGCCTGCGGTGCATCACCCATCACCGCCAGCGCCTTCGTGAGCAACAGTTCCGGCCGCAACGTGGAACTCGACGGCGGCGTGCCGGGCAGCGTGAGTGGCGGCGTTGCCGGTGGGTGGCTACAAACGCCCGAAGGCGCTCGCCACATGATCGTCAGCGACTACGGCAGCGGCGTGGAGTTGCTCTATCCCGTCGCCATCGAACCCGGTACCGAGGTGCAACTGACGGTCGGCTGCGACCACAGCACGGAGACGTGCGCGTCCCGCTTCGGCAACCTCGACAACTACGGCGGCTTCCCCGCCATCCCGAGCAAGAACCCGTTTTCGACGGGCGTGTTCTGAAACCCTTCTGAGGAATTGCCATGTGGTACCTCGTCGTCATCGTGGTGGCGGCGCTGGTTTCGGTCGCGCTCGCCCCGAAACCGCCCGAGCCCAAACCGGCGTCCCTGTCCGACGTCGACGCCCCAACCGCAGAAGAAGGCCGACCGATTCCCGTCGTGTTCGGCACGGTGCTGCTGCGCGGCTCCAACGTCGTCTGGTACGGCGATCTCGAAGCCGATCCGATCAAGAAGAAAGGTGGCAAGAAGTGAGCACATCGACTGTCATCACCATTGATCACGTGCGCGCCGTTGGCCTGTGCGTGAACGGCACACGCATGTGGTTCGCCCGTCACGATCTGGATTTCCGCACCTTCCTGCGCGATGGATGTGATGCCGAAACATTGCTGGCTACCGGCGATGCGATGGCCCAGCGCGTGGTGAGTTATGCAGAAGCGCACGCACGCCAGCAGGAGCAGAACTGATGGGTGGCAGCAGCAAGAAGCAAACCGTCGGCTACCGCTACCGGATGGGTCTGCATCTGGCCCTGTGCCAAGGCCCGGTCGATGCCGTGCAGGAGATTCAGATGGGCGACCGTACCGCGTGGGGTGATGCCGACCGCGCGCCGCTGTCCTCCGGGCATGGCTTGACCAGCATCAGCATCAACAAGCCCGACCTGTTCGGTGGCGACTCGCGCGAAGGCGGTGTGGTCGGCACCATCGATGTGCTGTCTGGCCATGCCGGTCAAAGCCGTAACGACTATCTGATGAGCCGCCTCGGCAGCGCCATTCCGGCCTTCCGGGGCGTGCTGTCGCTGGTGGCCCGCAAGATCCTGTTCGCGGCCAACAACCCCTACATCAAACCGTGGGCGGTACGGGTGCGCCGCTTCACGGCGGGCTGGCATGGCCAGCCGTGGATGGAGTGGAACGCCGAAGTCCGCACCTGGGATGAGGACGAAGGCCGAGAGATCAGCGTCGGCATGAACCCGGCCCACATCCTGGTGCAATGCCTCACCGATCCGCAGGACACCATCGGCTGGAGCTTCTGGAATGCGGCGTGGGCGCTGTCGAGCGAGGGCTTCGGCCTCAATTTGATCTGGACGCGCCAGCAGCCCATCGAGAGCTTCATCAGTCAGGTGATTGACCACATCGGCGGCATTCTCTACACCGATCCAGAGCGTGGAACCTTCGAGCTCAAGCTGCTGCGCGACGACTACTGGATCGACAGCCTGCCACAGTTGGGGCCGGATGAGATCGTGCGGCTGGAACGCTTCGAACGCGCCCAATGGGGTGAACTGCCCAATGAACTGACCGTGGTCTACACCGACTGGCAAACCGGCGGCGACACCACCGTCACCGTGGAAAACCTCGCCGCCATCCAGTTGCAGGGTGGCGTGATCAACCAACGCCGCGACTATCCCGGCGTCAACCATGGGCCTGTGGCCGCGCGGCTGGCGCTGCGTGATCTGCGTGCCTTGGGCTCACCGTTGGCTCGAATGAGCCTGACCGTGGCACGCGACACGCTGGAACGCGCGCCGCTGCCGGGTGATGTGTTCCTGCTGAACTGGCCACGCTTGGGAGTCGATCAGATGGTGGTGCGCGTGACCGGCATCGATACCGGCACCTTGGGCGCAGCCGAGTGGCGCATCGAAGCCATGGAGGATGTGTTCGGCATGAGCAACACCGTGCTCTCACCCCCGCCGCCGCGCGTCGAGGAGCCGACCATCGAGCCCTTGCCACCTTCGCTGGTGCTGGCCGTCGAGGTTCCCTATTGGGAGCTGGCTCGGCGGCTTTCGCGGGCAGAACTAGCCTACCTGACCGACACGGACACCTATATCGGCGCACTGGCGGCCGCAGGCGGTACCGGGCAACTGAACTGGCAACTGGCCACCGGGGCATCAAGCGGTGACCTAGCTGCCGTCGTCGGCGAGGACTACGCGCCACTGCTGACGCTCGCCGCCACCTTGCCAGCCACCGAATCCGATGCGTTGGCTGTGCCGGTGATCGCCGTCAGTCACCCGGAAAGATTGACCGAGGGCGATTACGCCTATCTGGTGGACGCCATTGGCGCAATCCGCGAAGCCGTCGCCATCCTGGCCTTCGACGCGGCCAATGCAACCGTCGATATTGCGCGCGGCGTGCTCGACACCACGCCGCAATCCCATGCTCTGGGGGCGCGGCTAATTGGCGTCGGTGAGTGGCTGGCCTCGGAAGGCGCTGAGCGTGCACCGGGTGAATCGGTGTTCGTGGGTGCGATTCCGCGCACGTCGACCGACCAAGGTAATCCGGCACCGGCCATCAATGGCCAGCCAATCGTGCTGACCGGTCGGCAGGCGCTGCCGTATGCGCCCGGTCGTATCCGGCTCAATGGCCAGACCGAACCTGCCGTGGTGGCCGGTGACCTGACCGTCGCGTGGGCACACCGCGACCGCACGCAGCAGACCGCTTACCTCGTGCAGCAGAGCGAGGGCGATATCGGGCCGGAACTGGGTGTGACTTACACGGTGCGCATCCGTAATCGAAATGGCGTTCTGGCACACACCGAATCTGGTCTGATCGGAACCACTTATGTCTGGAGCGCCGCAGTCGCCACGCCCGAGGCCGGTGCGCTGGGCGACCGGATCACCGTGGAGATCAGCGCCGAGCGCGATGGTCTGAGCAGCTGGCAGCCGCAGGTGCGAGTCATGGATCGTACAGGCTACGGCCTGCGCTGGGGGCAGTATTGGGGAGGTGTGTGATGGAAGCGCCAATGGAACCACGTATCGATGTTCAGCTGCTCACCCTGAACGAACCTGCCGAATGGCGTGAGGCCTGTATTGCCAGCCTCGACGGCGCACCGATCCAGTTGCACGTTCTGCCCGGTATCCCTATGCGAATCGGTGAGGCACGCGCCGCTGGCTATGCTCAAGGCACCTTGCCGCTGGTGTCCTTCGTCGATCCCGATGATCTGTACGAAGCGAGCGCCTTCACGCAACTGGCCGATGCGCTGGATGCCTGCCCGCAGGCAGTGATGGCCTACACCGATGAGGCATTGACGGACGAGGCTGGCCGGGACATCGCCGTGCGGCGTCTGGCCTACAGCCGCTGGCAGCACGCCAACAGCGCCAGCCACGTTCACGGCCTGATCGTGATGCGGCGCTCCGCCGTGGAAGCCGTACTCAAGGAAACCGCCGACCTCAACAACTTTGCCGACTGGCTGCTGACCCTGCTCGTGGCCAAGCGTGGTGGCGTGCTGTACCTGCCCATCGTCGGGCGTCACTGGCGGCAGCACCCG